CAGGATTTGTTCTACCGGAACCTCCGAAGCGAGGCTCATCGGAATTGAATATTTCCTGATATACTCCTTTTTTCGGAACGCCAATGCGAAATTCATCGCAGGTCTCCGGTACGAAGTTAAGAAGAATGATAAGGTCGTCCGCCGGTGTCTTACCGTGGCGAATAAATGTGAGTATCGACTGTGCGCTGTCGTCTGCGTCCAGCCACTCAAATCCCTCCCACGAGAAATTCTTCTGCCAGAACGCTTTTTCATCCTTATAAAGGGCATTCAGCTCCTTAATAAAGGTCTGGTGCTTACTGTGTGCCTCATAGTCCAAGAGGAACCACTCAAGCTGCTCATAATAGCGCCACTCGATAAACTGACCGATCTCGCTGCCCATGAAGTTGAGCTTTGCTCCCGAATGGCACAGCTGATACATAGCAAGCGCTCTCAGTCCTGCAAACTGTCTCCAATAATCTCCCGGCATACGCCCAATAAGGGAGCTTTTTCCATGCACTACCTCATCGTGGGACAGTGCCTGAATGAAATTCTCGTTAAATGCGTACATCATGGAGAATGTCAGCATATTGTGATTACCGGGTCTATAGGGGAAATCCGTTTTCATGTAGTTCAGGGTATCGTGCATCCAGCCCATGTCCCACTTATAGTGGAAGCCAAGTCCGCCATCCTCCGGCGGGTATGTGACCATAGGCCAGGCAGTACTCTCCTCCGCTATCATCATAACATCCGGATGACACTTGCCGACCGTCTTGTTTATGTTCTGAATAAGGCTTATAGCATCGAGGTTTTCCTCAGTGCCCTTTTCGTTATACTTTTTCTTTCCCGGATCGTCCACGCCGAAGTTCAGGTACAGCATACTTGTAACGCCGTCCACGCGGATACCGTCAGCATGGTACTTTTCAATCCAGAACATGGCGTTTGACAGCAGGAAACTGCGTACCTCGCCCCGTCCCAAATCGAACTTGTATGTACCCCACTGGGCATGGTCCTCTTTTTCGTAGAGCTTATCTCCTACGAATGCGCCAAGTCCATGGGCATCTCTGCAAAAATGTCCCGGCACCCAGTCAAGTATTACGCCAAGTCCAGCCTTGTGGCAGCTATCAACAAATTCCATAAAATCTGTCGGTGTGCCATATCTGGACGTAGGAGCATAATATCCGGTTATCTGGTATCCCCAGGAGCCGTCAAACGGATGCTCCATAACAGGCATAAGCTCAAGGTGCGTGTACCCCATACTAACTGCATAGGGTATAAGCGTATCGGTAAGCTGCTTATAGGAATAGTAGCTGCCGTCCTCATTGCGTCTCCAAGAACCAAGGTGTACTTCATAAATATTCAGCGGGCGCTGCATATGATGCGATCTTTTTCTTCTTGCAAGCCACAGACTATCGCCCCATTTGTAATCGTCTATATCGTAGACACGGGACGCCGTCTCCGGCGGCTGCTGGGCATAAAATGCGTAAGGGTCGGCTTTATATATGAAGTCGCCGCTTTGGGTCTCGATCACATACTTGTACATATCCCCTTGTTTCACATTGGGGACAAAAAAATGCCATACTCCGTCCGTCTTTGTCGGCAGCATGACATACTTATTTATATCCCAATCATTAAAATCCCCAACTATCCTGACCGATTTTGCGCCAGGAGCCCAAACAGCAAAATGATACCCCTCAATACCGTCTTGCGTTTCCTTGTGTGCGCCGAATCTTTTGAATCCCTCCGTCCATGTTCCTTGGTAGAAGCTTTCTCTTTCCTCAGTGGTTAGCAAATTGCTTTTCATTTTCCATGTATCCTCAAAAACATCAATAAATTAACGTGCGATAGCACTGAAAACATTATACCATCGCACGTTAAATTTGTCCACTATTTTCAACCTATTTTATACTTTTTTTCTTACGAATTTCAACACATTACACAAATTGTCTGACACTAATTTCCAATATTTTCCTTCTTTGTTTCCGATTTTTAAATTTTATTCCGATTTATCGGGATAATCCCCCCGATTATCGTCCCAAAGCGTTGTAAATTATCTGTGCTATCTCCTCTCGTGTGGGATATGTACCGTACTTCATATTGCCGTTTTCGTCTCCGGAAATTATCATTTTGCTCTCTGCCCACGCTCTTGCAGCCTCCGACCAGCCGGACGGCTTCTTTTCCTCCAAGCTCTTAAGGTAATTTTCCATCATACCGTTAAATTCTTTCTGTGTCATTTCCTCTTTTACCTCCTGTGTATTAGTATCCTGCGTGTTCGTATCCTGCGTATCAGTATTAAGTCCGCTCTTTACATCTGCTCTAAAATCGTCCATTGTCTTTCCGAACCTTGAAAACCAGTGCATAACGTCACTGTGGTTTGATGCTATACCCAGCGTATGCCCCTCGCAGTGGCATATTACGTCTTTTTCCGTAAGGTTAAACTCCTTGCATAGATGTACGCACAGCGCCACCGCCGTTTCGTATATTTTTCCGAAGTACACCGGGTCGTCCAGTCCGTCCTCGCATATCTCAAAGGCAATATGAGTTGAATTTCCGCTGCCCTTCGTTCCCGTTCCGCAGTGGTACGTTCTGTAGTTCCACGGCAGCACCTGATAGCATCTTACATCGCCGTTTTTGTCCTTGCCGATAAATGCGTGTACGCAAAGTGGCTGTGATGCACGGTTCCAGTCGCTGCCCTCGGAATTTACGCCTAAAAGCCCGTCGTCCGGCTGTACGTATCTCCGGAGCTTCGGGTTATTTGCCCCCGTGGAATGTACCATGATCCCTTTAGGCGTTATCTTCTTGCCCTCAATGTACCGAGGATTTTTGGTAAACATTACCTGTCTAATTTCCATTTATATCTTCACCACCTGATGGGCTGCAATATTCTGCAAAAAGCCCTGATAATTTTCTCTTGCCTCTTTTGCCCGCTGCTTTGCCGACTTCATCTCGCCATTGAGCTTGCCCTCCTCAACGGCAATGGCCGTTGCTATTCCGAGAGCAAGACTTGCGTCCATCATCTGCATTGCAAGCTTACTCTCGTCTGCTCTTGCCTCTTCCCTAGCCTTCATCTGCTCCTGAGACCTTTTAGCAGAGCGTCTTTCCAACGTCGCAAGTGACTCGATTATCGCCACCAGCACGATAGCGCCGGAGCTTATAATGCTCACTGTCATTTCGTGCCATCCCCGTTTCCGTCGTCTTTATTTCCCGCTCCCGCAGCGTCCACCTTGCCCTCAACGGTGATGTATGTTATAAGGCTCACTGCCGACAGCACCGCACCGGATATGGTGGATATAACGCTCTCGTCAACGCCGAACGCCATCGCCACACCGACTATTGTGCCAATCAGTGCCGCAAGAAATTTGCGGCTCGTTATTTTACTCCAAAGCATACTCTTCCTCCTATGTAAAAAGTTTACCGGAAGGTCTCCATGTCCTCCCATGTCATTTGCTTAGCTTCTATATCCTCAAATGTGCCGAAATTACTTTCAAGCTCCTGCCATGAGCAAAATACATATTTGTATCTGCACTCCAAATGACAGGGCAGTATTTCCTCTATGCGCTCCTTTATCTTTTCTATCTCCGCCGGTATCCCTCTGTTTTCCGGAAAGCTGACCTCCACCGTATAGTGTTCCGGTGTCTCCTCAACTACGGCAGATATTCCGCAGCCCGACAACGTCAGGTTTAACCGATTTTTCGTAAACGATGTGCCGTCTATCGCCAGAAGTGACGATATTGCCGTTCTTCTCTCAGCTAAACCCATATCCACCGGCTTTTGGGGAAGAAGCTCCTCATACGCCTTAAGCCCCAAGTTCTCCGCCGTCCCGATAGTACATTCCCGCTCGATAATGCCGATGCTGTTATCGATTCCGTCAAGTATACTTCCTATCGCCTTAAGCTCCGCGCCGCTGCTGCCACTATTAAGCTCATAGACTCTCATTGGCTCCAACAGCGCCTTTAAATGCTCAAAATACCCCATTTACATCTCCTCGATAGTTATGTCCTTAAGAATCGGCAGCTCTCCGGTATCGACTTCAACGTCCGTCTGAGGCTCGGAAAGCTCGTAGTTTTCAACGCCTTCGCAGTTAAAAATTATATCGCCCAGCTTTGCCCTCGTTACCGTCTTTCCCAAAAGCGCACCGTTAAAATACGCCTGCAATTTCCTTTTAAGCATCGCGCTCACATCCTCAAAAGGGCATCCGTCCTCTGCCTTTATTCTGCACGCAATATCTACCTCAACGGTCTCCGGCTTTAAAACGTCGATATCAACGCATATCTCTCTTGAGCTATCAAGCCGCTCTTTCACCTTCTCTATAAGATCATCAGAAGGCATACCGTCGCTTGCCGATACGATAACGTCCACCGTGCCGATACCACGTCTTTTCGGCAGCACCACTACCCCAGCCGTTCCGGGAACTGACAGTGTCTCACTCTCGTAATAGGCTTTGTTCGCTCCGTTGGGCAGCGTCTTGTAGCTTGCCAGCACCCGCTCACGCAAGCTATCATCTGACTCCGTATCCGTCCCTCCGGAAAATTTCTCCGTATTTACGCACCCGCAGACTCCTACCGGTGCCGGCGACATAAACGTTATGCTGCCCGTGGTCACGTTCCCGCTCGTACCGACCT